TGCGCACTCAAAATGAACCCTGTAATTATGCCCATGCAAATACTTGCATTTACTTTCGTGTCCATAAACTCTATGCCCGCAACTTATATCATGATACCTATTAGCCTTTATCATATCCATCCTTTTGATTTTGCTTCATAATATCCCTTTACTCTTAAATCTGTTGCAGGATTATTATTTACTCCATAACCCCATTCATTCTTTGTCATATTTCCGTTATAATCTGTCAATGTATCATTTATTATAACATCTAAACACCCTAGCTCATTTGCCATCTTCCACGTCTCAGCTTTATTAATATACATTAAAGGGGTATGTATCCTGACATCGTCTATTCCCAATCCTAGACTAAGTGAGTTTTCTATTGCATTTATTGTAGTCCTCCTGCAATCAGGGTAGCCTGAATAATCTGTTTGGCAAACTCCTGTAACTATATCATTTGCTCCTACCTCAGCTAAATAAGACCCTGCAATACTCAAAAATAGAATATTCCTACCTGCTGTAAAGCTTGCAGGTAAATCTTTATTTATATGGCTCTCTTTATTATGGTCGCTCTTTTCAGTTAAACTACTCTTAGTCAATAATCCTTTTATGTCAAATACTTTATACTCTACATTGGCATCTTTAGATATTTTTTTTGCTTGCTCTAATTCTTTAACGTGCATTTGCCCATAATCAAAACCTATTGCATAAATATCACTAAATCTTTCTTTAGCCCAATATAAACAGGTTGTGCTATCTTGACCTCCTGATAATAATACTATTGCTTTCATTTTATAAATTTTGTTCAGCGTATTGTGAAAATTTTAACCACTCTTGCAAGTTATGTAAAGCTGCTTCCCTACCTTTTAATCTCATGTTTTTTGGTTGAATTTTATCTATGGTTTTACCATTAAACTTATATAAATACCCTCCTCTATTTCCATAGAGCCATGCAGTTGAATCAACAGAGTAGAATTTATATTTATGTAATCCTTTTAAATTAGTGAACCCTAACCCATGAACCTTGCAGTTATTTTCTTTTGCTATTTTTAATAACGGCTTAAATATATCATACTCAGTACGTTTAATTTCTTGTGTAACTATTCCTCCAATAGCTATATAATCATAATCATTAGCCATTTTTTTAAACTCATCTAACCCCCTACTTTTATGCCAAACAGGAATACATGGTTTATTAGTCAATGTTTCTAATTTTGCCCTTAGTTGTTTTACTTTATCATATCCTACTATTGAATCTATATCTAATTCAAAATAATAATCTATATCATGCGTTTTTATAAAATCAGCATATTGCTCTATATATTTATTCCAATCAACTTTATCTCCTTTTCCTGACATATATGTAAAAGCCCCACTATCTAGTAAAAAGTCTTTAAAATACGGTCTCATTTTAATTATCCACTCACTATTATTTTTGATATAATAATAGCTCTCTAATATATATGGTTTAGCATTTTGTATAATTGGTGTATATATATTTCTATCAAATGGTGTTAAGTCAGCTATATACAATCTCATTGATTCTTCAATTACGTAAGGTCTAGATAATGTTCCTGCTAAATGTATTTTCATAATGTTTTTCCAAAACGCATTTAAATTGCCTGCTGTTACCCCCCCGCTAAATAAATTTTCATACACCTAGTAATTCAGCTACTATCTTTTCCTTGCTTCCTTTCTTACTATTAAACGCATCTATTACACTATTATAATCCTCCTCAGTATATTCTAAAATAATTTTAAATGTTTGCTCTTTTTCTTCTACCTCAGATGCCTCAGTAAAAAAATTATCTAAATCTATATCCTCAGTTGTTCTCCACTTTGCCTCATCTAAACCCCATTTTTCTAAATCATCAGCATCCCAATCATCTAATACATCCCAATCCCACTCTCCAAATCCTACATTATCTTTAATAATAAACTCCCTTTCCTGTTCAGGGGTAAAGTCCATTTGCTTGACCCAATTATCAGGAATCTCATCATATCCTAAAGCATTTAATGCCCTGTATCTCATATTACCCCCTAGTATCTCCATATCGGCATTGACAATCATAGGTCTAGCCTCCATCATTTGCTCAAATGATTCTATTGAGGTCTTTAGCTTTTGTAGTTTATCCTCTGATATTCTTCTAGGGTTTGAGCTATTAGGCTTTAGTTGGGATAGTTTCATAAACCATTAATTTTCATAAAGTAATAATGCCTCTCTGTTAGGTATTCTTTGTGCTGTTTTTTATCTCCATATTCTAGATGACAGCCTCTGCATAGAGCCATAATATTGCCTATATCGTTCTTGTCTTTGCTTCCTCCCATTCCCCTAGCTTCTATGTGGTGTATATCTACTGCCTTAGCTCCACATAGCTCGCAGGCTACAAAGTCCTGTAATCCATACCCAAAGGCTTTCATGTATATTTTAGTATATGGCTTCAATTCCAAATATTTGTTTCCCTGTATGTTTTCCAAATAGGCTTATTAGTCTTAGGACAGGCATCTACCTCAGCTATTAGCTTGCCGTCTATTCTCATGTTTTTTCTACCTGATTCATTCAATATCCTCTGAGCGTCTTCAAAGCTGATAGCCCTGACCCTGTCTCCATCGTATTTTTTCCCTGCCTTAAAATAAAAACTAGTATATATCATCCATCAATTTTCTGTATGCTTCCCAAAATCCCCTAAAATTTTTCCTCTCCTGTATTAAATTCCATTTCTTATTTTTAGCTCCCCTGCGCATATAATTAATTTGTACTATGATTATTCTGCGCCATTGCTTTATCTCGTCTCGTTTTTCCATCTATAATATAAAGTTCTTAGATATTCGCTACTATAATCGTCCTCATCAATGTTATACCTCTGCATAAACTCCAATACTGCCTTAGTGGTGTCCTGCTGAGCATATTGCTTGGCTGCATCTATCCATCCTACTAGCATGGCATTTACTATGCCTGTTAATACCTTGTGTTCTACTTGTCTCATAATAATAAAAAATGCTGAGGAGCATTGCACCCCTCAGCGTATGAAAACTGTTAAACCACTAACTGACTACTTTCTTGCATAGATACTGTATGAATACAAAACTACGCTTAATGCTGACCCAATAGCGCTTAAAAGCATTTGGTCTTTTACTTCGTTGCTAAGCTCAAATGTTACATCAGAAACAATGTCCTCAATATCATCAGGGGTAGCATTGGCAAATTCATTCTTTACTGCTTTTAGCCCTGTTAAGGCTGTTGGTACGTCCATTGCCTCATCTAAGAAGCTAGCTATGTCAGTTACCTGAAATCCATCCTGAAATGATTCTAGGCTCTGTCTAATTAGCTTGGCAATAATTACAAATAACTCTTGTGATTCTTTCATAGTGAGTTTTTAAGTTCAAAGGTAAAAAATTGATAAACATAGTCTTTGTTCTCATCGTACCTTATCCAAAATGGTCTTATAAGCCTATCTAGATAGCTATTTTTCAGCTTTTTTATAAAATACAAATATTCTCTTTCAGGTTTATATAAATGATATTCTGAGCCATTTTCTAGCTTAATGATTATGCCATTATTTACTCCGCATTCAATTACTGAGCGCATAATATTAGGCAGGTCATCTTTTAGGAGTTTTGCATCCTCCCCTGTGCTGTAATTCTTAAAGGTCAAAACGGTACACTTTCGTTATGGTAATTATTGGCTAGGGATTCAACTTTCCAAGCATTCAAATTTACATAATACTTGCCGTTATATTCCCTACCCCTGAGTTCATAATCTACGGTAATCTCTGAGCCTATTTGAATATTGTCAGCTATGCCTACTCTGTCATTAATAAGCTCAAATGGTATAAATTGATTATACTTTTCGTTCTTGGTGTTGACTACCTCTAATATGATAGTCTGCTTGGTCAACTTGTCGCTAATTTGCTGTTTTTCCAATCGCTTGTTTAATTTTCCTTTCGCTTGTGGCATTGATTCTTTTTACTTGTTTCAGCAAAGATACATATTTATTTTTAATTTTAAAACAATTTGTTTCATTACATAATTTAGGGTTTTCTATCTCCATCCATTTGTTGCCCTGAATGGCTTTCTCATGTTTGACTAGGTAAGTTTTATAGCCACATTTGATAAATACTAGCTCATCGCCAAACATCGTAATACTTTCAATGTGGTTACTTAGGCTTAACAGTTGAATTGTCATAGATATAATCATTTATTAGTTTTATAAAATCAGTTAGCTCCCTGCATATTACATACTTGTAACCCTGAGCCTCTACCTCTTTTTGGAACATTTTTTGAACCTTGCTTTGCTTACCCTTAGGTGTCTTGGTTTCTATATAAAGCCCATGATACTTGCTACTAGGCATACTAAGAAACAAATCTGCCACCCCTGATACACAGCCCTCAGCTTTAAGTTTAGCCCATTGCCTACCTCTACTAGCTTGGTTGCCTTGTAGGAAAGCCCCATTTGGAACAGCAAATAATAACATAGTTTTTCTTGAATGTTGCAATCTCCACCACTTAATGAAAGATGCCTGTATTTGATGTTCCGTCAAAATGGTAGTTTGTTTTGCTTAGTAAATAATTAGATGTTCCCAATAATACACAATCTATGCTAATTACAATCCACAAAACCCACTATCGCAATCCGAAAAGTCAGAATCGAATAATTGTATTTGGCTGAATGCTTTTTTTATGTCAGCATATTTTACATCACTTCTCCAAGTTGCATTATTTGTTTCTTGATTACTAAACCATTGCATTTTATTATGATGGTCATTCCACATTTTCTTTAGCAATAACGGACTTCGATGAAAACAACCAACGCAATTATTTCTTACTGCAAATCTTACATTTTTATCATTCCAAAATTTTACTATATCATCTTTGTATATCAAATCATCAATTAATGGAAAAACAGGTTTTTGCCATTCATATTCTTTCCATTTGTTTCTTCCATTTTTATCAATATATTCTACGTCTTTAAAAGTAAGTAATCCATTTTTATTTTCATTATCAATCATTTTCTTTGCTCTTCTTTGTTCGTTTGCTCTATATCCTATTTGCATTAATACAGGTTCGTTAATGTGTTTTTTCCACCATTTAAATATTGGTCTTAATTTCATTTCTGTTGTGCAGAATCTTGCAACTTTACTAGGTAAATAATTTTTGTTATTCCTTTTAATAATCAAATCAAACGGTTCTCCTGCTACCCAATGTATTTGTGTTCCTAAATATTGTTCTAAATCAAGGATTGTGTATATAATTAAATCATCTTCAAGTGTTCCAATAAATTCCTTTCCTATTTTATCAGATACAATTTGTCTTAACCTTTTATCAGGAAACTTTACTAGCTCATCTATTGATGTAACCAATGCAAAAACATTATAATCAGACTTATAATTTGCTGCTACATAGGCAGATGTCATTCCACCTGATATGGATGTTATTGTTTTCATTTGATTGCCTTTACTAATTCTTAGAATATTTATTAAAAGTCAAAATGGCACTTTATTAGGTTCTATGTATAGTCCTTTGTTAAA